TATGGTAACAGGATCATTAGATGATACGCCACAAGAAAGTCCTGCAATATTAGATTATCAATTACCAGCAATAGGAGCTACCGCTGTAGCCGGTACAGCAGCAGTCGCACCTTCTACAATTGAAGCAGCAAGAAGTGGAGCGTTAGGTGCAACTAAATCTGGAATTACAAAGACCGCTTTAAAAACTTTAGGAAGAGGTTTAACTGCTTTAGGTACACCAGCTGGTCTACTTGCAACTGAACCATTATTTATTGCAGGTCAAGTACAACAAGGAGATTCGTTAGGAGAGATTGCAACTAATCCACTAAATTATTTAGGAGCTGCATTTGCAGGTCCTGCAACTGAATTTGCAACAAAAGGATTAAGTCCTGCGATTGCAAAAACAATGAGACTTGGAATTAGTCCAAGTGTATTAAAAACTGTATCTCGAAGATTTGGGCTACCAGGTCTAGCGTTATCACTAGGTATTAGTGGCTATGAAACTTTTGACGATTACAGAAATAAGCGGGGGTTTTTTAGTGAAGAATAAAACTCTTGTTGCAAATATGCAACACGTTAAATGGAACGAGATTCCACCTTTAAAAGGTCCAGACTCACAGGGGTTGAATGTTCCTACAAAACAAGCTACAACAATAAAGAACTCGGAGAATATAAATGGCAGACATAGACAAAGCCCTACCAAACGTAGAGACTGAAATTAAAATACCTGGACAAGAAGAAATTGTTGAAGCTCAACAAGAAAATATTAAAGAGCAAATTGGTCCAGATGATATTCAAGTAACTCAAGAAGAAGATGGTAGTGCAACAATTAATTTTGATCCAGAAGCAGTTAATGCAGGTGGTGGTGAATCTCATTTTGATAATTTAGCAGAATTATTACCAGAAGAAATTTTAGGTAAATTAGGTTCTGAATTAACAGCAAACTACAATCAATATAAATCATCTAGAAAAGATTGGGAAGATAGTTACACAAAAGGTTTAGATCTTTTAGGATTTAAATACGAAAACCCAACTCAACCCTTTCAAGGAGCAAGTGGTGCAACTCACCCAGTTCTTGCAGAAGCGGTTACACAATTTCAAGCACAAGCTTATAAAGAATTATTACCGGCCAATGGTCCAGTACATACTAGAATAGTTGGACTAGCAGACAGAGCCAGAGAAGACCAATCAAACAGAGTTAAAGAATTCATGAACTATCAGCTCATGGATGTGATGAAGGAGTATGAACCCGAGTTCGATCAAATGCTTTTTTATCTCCCTCTTGCCGGCTCTGCGTTCAAGAAGGTTTACTATGATGAACTACTTGGCAGAGCCGTCTCAAAATTTGTACCGGCTGATGACTTAGTTGTTCCATACACTGCAACATCTTTAGAAGATGCTGAAGCAGTCATACACACAATTAAAATGTCTGAAAATGAATTAAGAAAAAAACAAGTGTCAGGTTTCTATCAAGACATAGAATTAACACCTGGTTATAATCAAGAAACAGAAGTAGAGAAAAAAGAAAGAGAGTTAGAAGGAATTAAAAAAACTAGAGATGAAGATATCTTTACAATTTTAGAAATTCATACCGATTTAGATTTAGAAGGTTTTGAAGACAAAGATTCAGGAGGAGAACCAACAGGAATTAAACTTCCATACATTGTAACTCTTGAAATGGGAAGCAGACAAATATTATCAATTAGAAGAAACTTTCAAGCTGAAGATCCGACAAAACAAAAAATAGATTATTTTGTTCATTTTAAATTTTTACCGGGTATGGGCTTTTATGGTTTTGGATTAATTCATATGATCGGTGGTTTGTCTAGAACGGCAACTACTGCTTTACGTCAATTGTTAGACGCAGGAACTTTAAGTAATTTACCGGCAGGATTTAAACAAAGAGGAATCAGAGTAAGAGACGAAGCGCAGGCAATTCAACCTGGAGAATTCAGAGATGTAGATGCACCTGGAGGAAGTATTAAAGATGCATTTATGCCATTACCTTTTAAAGAACCATCACCAACTTTATTACAGTTGATGGGGATTGTGGTTTCGGCAGGGCAACGATTTGCCGCCATAGCTGACATGCAGGTCGGTGACGGCAACCAACAAGCAGCTGTTGGGACGACCATAGCTCTCTTAGAACGTGGTTCCAGAGTCATGTCAGCCATACATAAAAGACTGTATGTGGCGATGAAATGTGAATTTAAATTATTAGCAGGAGTTTTTAAAACTTATCTACCTCAAGAGTATCCTTATGATGTAGTAGGTGGTCAAAGAAATATTAAAGTTGCAGATTTTGATGACAAAGTAGATATTATTCCAGTTGCAGACCCAAATATTTTTTCTCAATCACAAAGAATTAGTTTAGCACAAACAGAATTACAACTTGCGATGTCAAATCCGCAAATGCACAACTTGTATGAAGCATTTCATTCAATGTACACAGCGATTGGTGTAAAAAATATTGATAAAATTTTACCACCACCGCAACAACCACAACCATTGGACCCTGCAGCAGAAAATATTCTTGCAATGAGCGGAAAACCGTTCCAAGCTTTTAAAGGACAGGACCATCAAGCACATATTACGACCCATTTAAACTTTATGGCGACAAATATTGCTAGAAATAGTCCTCCAGTTATGGCTGCATTAGAAAAAAACATTTTTGAACACATTTCTTTAATGGCACAAGAGCAATTAGAGGTAGAATTTAGAGAAGAACTTACACAATTGATGCAAATGCAGCAAATGGCGCAACAAAATCCAATGTTGCAGCAAGATCCGCAGTATCAACAACAAATTATGTCTCTTTCTATGAGTTTAGAGTCTAGAAAAGCTAAATTAATAGCAGAAATGACTGAAGAATTTAAAAATGAAGAGAATAAAATTATGGGTGAGTTTGGAAATGACCCAATTGCTAAATTAAAAGCACGAGAACTTGATTTAAGAGCTATGGATGACTCTGCTAAACGTGATCAAGAGGAGCAAAAGATTAATTTAGACCGATCTAAGCAATTAATGGGTCAACAACAGTTTGATGAAAAACTGCAACAAAACGAAGAGTTAGCTGAATTAAGAGCTGATACTTCTTTAGAAAAAACACAGATGGGAATTGACGCAAAAATGGTCAATGATATGATGAAACAAACAGACGTTAGGATCTTGAAAGGTCCTAAAAGATAGTATAAGAAACTAAAAGGAGAAAAACTATGGGAAAAGGAAAAACATTCTTTACAAAAAACAATCCAAATTACGTTGGAGAAGTTGTATCTGATACACCAAAAGCAGATGCTAACAACACTCTTTCTGTAAATGCAGATGGTTTTGGTCAAGAAGTAGAAGTTAAAATTCCTCAAGGCGAGCCAACAGTAAACAAAGTTGGTGGTCAAAGAAGAATGTTAGCTTCTAAAAAGTCTACAGTTAAGTGGTACTAATATGTGGTTATCGGCAATTAAATTAGCCGTCTCTGCTGGTAGTAAAATTTATGCAAATAAGCAGAAGGCGAAGGTCGCAATGTCTGATGCTCAACTGTTGCACGCAGAACGACAAGCTCGAGGTGAGGAAGCCTATCAGGGTAAATTGCTAGAAGCTCGTCAAAACGACTACAAGGACGAGGTCGTTTTATTAATTCTCACACTGCCCATTTTGGTCCTTGCATATGGGGTGTGGTCGGATGATCCGGAAGCTATGGAAAAAATAAAAACTTTCTTTGAGCATTTCCAGGCGCTTCCGACATGGTTTACTTCACTTTGGATACTTGTATGTGGAAGTATTTTTGGTATAAAGGGAACACAAATATTTAGGAATGGTAAAAAATAATGGCTAAGAAAAAAAAAATTAAAAAGTTTTTAAAGAATGTTGCACCATTAATAGCCGCAGGGTTAGGTGCTGCAGCTTTAGGAAAAAGAGCAAACAGAAAAGCTAGCATCGATAATAATATGGCTAAAGAATTTGGTTTTGGTCAAATGAAACTAAAAGACTATGGCCCATATAGTTCAAAATCTGTAACAAGATTTGTAAAACCAAAAATGTTGAACGCAAACGAACTCGCTATTGATTTAATGGATCCTAACTTAAACACAAGAGATGGTTTAGGTATTTTGTCTATGAAAAAAGGTGGTAGAGTTAAGAAAAGAACAGGAGCCGCAAAACGTGGTTTCGGAAGAGCTTTTAAAGGAGGAAAAAAATAATGGCAAACCCAAGATTTAACAAACAAGTAGCAGAACCTAGAGGCAGAGTAAAAGCTATGGGTGGTGGAGTAATGAGAAGAGATATGAGATCTGGTTACTATCCATCAGACATGGGCATGGAAGGTGGTGCTATGTATAAAAAAGGTGGCCGAGTTAAGAAAAAGAAACAAGGTTACAAAGATAGAAAAGATGAATCTATTGCTATGAGAATTCGTAAAAAAAGAACTAAGAAGCAATTAAAAGCTTCTAGAGATGAGTCTTACGGAAAATTCGGAAGCAAAGCTAAAAAGTCTGGAAAAATTAATAGATAATGATTAAAAAAATTATTAAAAAAATAAAACAGTTATTCTGTAACTGCAAAACATTCACTGTAGTCCATGCTAAATTTTGTAAGGATTGTGGTGCACACTATAAATAAAGGAGAAGCATATGAGAAAAAATAATTTTGGAAGTCTTTCAGTAAAAGCTGGAATTGACAAAAACCATAATCCAACTCACGCAGATAGAATTGCTGGAGCTAAAATGGCTAGAGGTGGAAGAGCTACACTTAAAAAAGGTGGAAGCGCTTACCATACAACTAAAGATGGTAGAAGAGTTAAAAAAGGACTTTACTACTACATGAACAAAAGAAAGAAAGCAGGTACAAGCAGACCAGGTAAAGGAACTGTAAGCACAAAGGCATTAAAAAGATCCGCTAAGACTGCTAAAAAATAGTCATGAGAAAACAGGATAACATGCCTGCAAGAAACAAGAAAAACTTCAGACCTACGAAGTCTGGAGCGGGTATGACACGAGCCGGTGTCGCTGCCTATAGAAGAAAAAATCCCGGTTCAAAATTAAAAACAGCTGTGACTGGTAAAGTTAAAAAAGGGTCCGCTGCCGCTAAAAGGCGAAAATCGTACTGCGCAAGAAGTGCAGGACAAATGAAACAATTTCCTAAAGCTGCGGCTAATCCAAATTCAAGACTAAGACAGGCACGTAGAAGATGGAAATGTTAAATGAAAAATGCAATATTAGACGCACTAGAAGATAGATATACCGCACAACTTTCAGAAGCCGACGCTACAATTAAAATATATTTAGAAAATTCTGTGGGTATTGGTGAGCACCCACAACACCTAGATGAGATAGATAAACAGTTTCAAAAAATTGCCGATGCTCAAGAAAAGCTACAAGCAATTAAAGATTTTAGGGAGCCTAGAAATGCCCTTTAGATCTGAAAAACAACGAAAGTATTTATTTGCAAAAAAACCTACCATTGCAAAAAAATGGAGTAAAAAATATGGTAGCAAAATAGTTAAAAAAAGGAAAAAGAAATAATGGATGAAATGACATTTATAGACAAGATAAGAAAAATAATTAGAATGAGACATGATGATGTTGTGTCAGCTATGGCGTCTGGTGGTGTTGACAATATGGAAAAATACAATTATATGTTAGGTCAGATACGAACGTATCAATATTTAAGTCAGGAAATATCCAGCCTGCTAAACAAAAAGGAGCAAAATGACAAAGACGGAACCGTTATCAACATCAACTCAAAAACCGAAAATTGAGTTACCAAATAAAAAATTAGTAGGTGTCAAACCTACAGAAAAAAAAGATTCATCAAAACTTCCTAAGCCTACAGGTTGGAGAATTTTAGTTTTACCTTTTAAACAAAAAGAAAAAACTAAAGGCGGAATAATATTAGCAGACGATACAGTAGAAAGATCACAAGTAGCATCAACTTGCGGTTTAATTTTGGACATGGGACCACACTGCTATGATAAAGAACGTTTCCCAGAAGGTCCTTGGGCCAAGAAAGGTGATTGGATTATCTTTGCAAGATATGCAGGATCACGAATTAAAATAGATGGGGGTGAGATAAGACTTCTTAATGATGATGAAGTTTTAGCGACCGTGGAAAGCCCTGAAGATATATTCCACGAATTTTAACATAGATAAGGAGAAAAACTATGCCAGACAAAGAAGAAAAAAAATCTAATGAGCCAATGGTTGATTTAGATACATCCGGACCGGGTGCAAAAGTAGAGTTACCAGAAGTAGAAAAAGAAGCAGATAAGACTTATGAAAATGAGGTAAAAAAAGATGAAGCAAATATTACATACGATGATCAGCCCGATAACACAGCTGAGAAATCTGATGAGCAGTCTAATGTTCGAGATGAAAAGAACGAAGGCGGTGAGGTTGAACAGAAAACTTCTGAAGAAGGAAGTGATAAGCAACCAGATAACCAAAAGCAAGTTGAAGAATATTCTGAAGGAGTTAAGAAAAGAATAGCTAAACTTACAAAAAAAATGCGTGAAGCTGAAAGACAAAAAGAAGAAGCTTTACGTTATGCTCAAAGTATCAAACAAGAAAGAGATCAGTTTCAAAACCAAGCCACATCTTTAGATAAAAATTATGCTACAGAAATGGAAGGCAGGATTTCATCTTCTATTGCAGCAGCGCAAGCTAAACTTGCCGCAGCTAGACAAAATGAAGATTCTAAAGCTGAAGTAGAAGCATTAACTGCTATCTCTCAATTAGGTTATGAACAAGGTAAATTAGCAGAATTAAAAACTCAACATCAAATGCAAGAAACCGCTGCTAAAGAACGACCTGTTCAACAAAGACAACCAATACAACAACCTGCTAGAGATCCTAAAGCGGAAGCTTGGGCAGAGAAAAATGAGTGGTTTGGCAAAGATAATGCCATGACTTACACAGCATTCGATCTACATAGGAAACTTACCGAAGAAGAGGGTATGGATCCTCAATCAGATGAATATTATGAGGAAGTTGATAAAAGAATAAGACTTGAATTTCCGCATAAATTTGATAAACCAGTAGAAGAAAAACAGACTACTAAACCTACACAAAACGTTGCCTCTGCAACGCGTAGTACAAAGAGTGGTCGCAAACAAGTGAGACTCACATCTTCTCAAGTCGCAATAGCGAGAAAATTAGGTGTGCCACTAGAAGAGTATGCGAAACAACTTATAAACACGATCTC